GTCCAACAGGTGCAACAGGTGCTGGAACAACTGGTGCTACTGGTCCTACAGGTGTTCAAGGTGCAACAGGTCCGACTGGCGCAACAGGTGCGGCTTCAACTGTTCCTGGACCGACAGGTTCAACAGGGCCTGCAGGTGCTACTGGTGCTACAGGTGCAACAGGTGCGGCCTCAACAGTTGCTGGTCCAACGGGTGCGACAGGTCCACAAGGTATTCAAGGCATCCAGGGAATTCAGGGCGTAGTTGGTGCAACAGGTGCAACAGGTATTCAAGGAAATGTTGGCGCAACAGGTCCAGTTGGTGCAACTGGAGTTACAGGCGCAACTGGTGCTACAGGTCCACAAGGTTTAACAGGACCGACAGGTGCAACAGGTGATACTGGTGCAGGCTTAACTATTCTTGGTTCATATCCAACAGAGGCAGCTTTAATTGCAGCACACCCAACAGGAAACCCTGGCGATGCTTACATTGTTGGTGCTGATCTGTATGTGTGGAGCGTTGCAACTTCAGCGTGGCTTAACACAGGCCAAATTCAAGGCCCAACAGGACCAACAGGTTCAACTGGGCCAATCGGAGCAACTGGGGCAACAGGTCCAGTAGGTGCAACAGGAACGAGTGGCGCAGTAGGTGCTACTGGTGCAACAGGTCCTATTGGTGCTACAGGTTCAACAGGTCCATCAGGTGCTACTGGACCAACAGGTGCAACAGGGCCTGCAGGTGCCGATGGTGGTTCAGCAAACATTTTTGATTATGCAGCAGATACTTCAAGCACAACTGGCAGACCAGGTGCAGGTGATATTCGTTGGGGCAATGCAACACAAATAAACTCAACTCGTATCAACATTGATCACATTGACGATGCAGGCGATGACATTGATTTCTTGCTTGCATTACTCAAGGAAAATGATTTTCTTATTATTCAAGACCGCGATGTAAGCCAAAACTTTCAAAAGTTTAAGATTATTGGCGCGATTACAATTCAAACAGGCTATGTTGAAGTTCCAGTAGTTCTTGATTCATCAGGTGGAACTGGCACAACTAACTTTACAAACTTTCAGCTTTTAGTTCTTGTCACAATTGCAACTGGTTTAACTGGTGCAACAGGTGCGACTGGCCCGCAAGGTGCAACAGGTGCAACAGGACCAGTCGGTGCAACTGGTGATACAGGTGCTACTGGCGCAATCGGTGCCACTGGACCAGTCGGTGCAACAGGTGTTACTGGCGCAGTAGGTGCTACTGGTAATACTGGACCGACAGGGCCAATTGGCGCTACAGGGCCACAAGGCGTTCAAGGCGATGTAGGTGCCACTGGCCCAGTCGGTGCCACTGGTCCAATTGGGGCAACAGGCCCAGTTGGTGCTACGGGTGCCAACGGCGTTGATGGTGCTACAGGTGCTACTGGACCAGTTGGTGCAACAGGTGCTACTGGACCACAAGGAATTCAAGGCATCCAGGGTGATGTCGGCGTTACTGGACCAATCGGTGCTACTGGCCCTGTTGGTGCAACTGGACCGCAAGGAGTAACTGGAGATGTTGGACCTACTGGTGTTGTTGGTGCCACTGGCAGTGTTGGCGCTACTGGTGCTATTGGAGCAACTGGACCGATAGGTGCAACGGGCGCAAACGGTGCCGATGGTGCAACAGGACCAACTGGACCAACTGGACCTGCGGGTGCAACTGGACCTGCTGGTGCAACAGGTGCCACTGGCCCAGTCGGTGCCACAGGTTCTACGGGGGCAACAGGCGCGACAGGCGCCACTGGCCCATCAGACTTTACAATGGTATTTATGGGTGCCTATTAAAATGACAAGAAACTGGAGCTATAACTAATGCCACAAACATCAAAGGCACTCTTTCGAGGCGCTGCAACTACAACCACAACAACAACTCTTTACACGGTTCCTAGTGCAACAACAACTGTTGTAACTGACATTGTGGTTACTAATACTGCAGGCGCGGCTGGAACATTTACAATTTCACTTAACGATGTGAGCATTGCAACAACAGTTTCTGTTGGGGCTTTTGATTCAACCGTGATTCCACTCAAGCAAGTTTTGGCAACAACTAATACAATCAAAGGTGGCGCATCTGCCACCACGATCAACTTTCACATCTCAGGGGTGGAGATTTCCTAAATGCCATCAAACAATTATATTTACAAAATGAGTAATGCTGGCGGTATGTCAACCATAACGCGTTATGTGGATATGTTGGCTGGCAATGCGGTTTTTAACCCAGGTCTTGATGTTGACTACCTTGTAGTTGCAGGCGGCGGTAGTGGAGGAACAGGTACTGAAGCGGCAGCCTCTGAAGGTGGCGGCGGTGGTGGTGCTGGTGGACTTCGTTCAACTGTTACTGCAACAGGTGGCGGCGGAACTTTAGAGTCACCATTAACTCTTGCACTCAATACTGTTTACACAGTAACTGTTGGCGCAGGTGGAGCATCTGTCAGTGGTCAAACAGTAAACGGAAATCCTGGCAATGATTCTGTATTTGCATCAGTCACTTCAACTGGTGGTGGTTTTGGCGCAAGAGCGGGAAATGTTAGCAAAGGTCCTGATGGCGGAACAGGCGGTTCAGGTGGTGGTGGTGGAGCAGGTGGTTCAGGTGGTGGACCATACTCACAAGGCGGAACAAGAACAGCAAGCCCAGTGCAAGGTTTTAATGGTGGAAATGGTAATGAGTCTGCGGCAGCAGGTGGCGGCGGTGGAGCGGGTGCCGTTGGTGGGGCTGGTATCAGTGCAGCCTTTTCACAAGGTGGCGCAGGTGGTAATGGTGTTGCCGTTTCAATTACAGGTAGCAGTGTCACTTATGGCGGCGGTGGCGGAGGAAGTGGTTACACATTTTCAGGCGTTGCTGGAACAGGCGGCGGCGGAACTGGCGCACAAAGAACTGGAACTATTGTAGCAACCAACGGAAGTGCTAACACTGGCGGCGGCGGCGGCGGAGCAGGTTCTGTTTCATCGGTTTGGACTTCAGGTTCAGGCGGTTCAGGAATTGTCATAGCCCGATACTCAGGCACTGTGCAGAAAGCGATGGGTGGCATAGTCACAACATCAGGTGGAAACACGATTCATACTTTCAATGCTAGTGGTAATTTCCAAACGAATTATAGTATTGCTAAAGCAACTGGTGGGGTAATAAATACAGACGGCACTTATTTTTATCATACATTTATTAGTTCGGGTACTTTTACTCCAACACAGTCTATTTCAGCAGATATTTTAGTTATTGCTGGTGGTGGTGGTTCAGGTGGTTCAGATACTTCTGATAAAGGTTCAGGTGGTGGCGGTGCAGGTGGATTACTTGCACACACTTCACAATCATTAACTGCAACAGGTTATTCGGTAACTGTTGGGGCTGGCGGAACTGGTGGTACATCAACAGGTGTTGGAACCGCTACACAAGGCAACAACGGTTCTAATTCACAATTTGCATCATTAACTGCTTCAGTTGGTGGTGGCGGCGGTGGCGCAGGAAAATCAGCCAACGGTCCAGGTGTTCCGTGGGATGGACGATCAGGTGGTTCAGGCGGCGGTGGCGTAAAAGCTGGTGTCGTAGGTGCAGCAACTTCAGGTCAAGGCAATGCTGGCGGTTTTGCAAGTAGCACTTCTGATTCAGGCGGTGGTGGCGGTGGTGCTGGGTCAGTTGGTGCAAGCATTACGGCTGATCCAGGCGGTGCAGGCGGAGCAGGTGTAAATACTTTTTCAACTTGGGCAACTGCAACTGGAACTGGTGTTTCAGGATTTTATGCAGGTGGCGGTGGCGGTGGTGCTTATTCAGGTGCTGCATCAACTGGCGGTTCAGGCGGCGGTGGTAATGGTGGAGCGGCTACTGCACAAGGTTCTAATGGAACTGCAAACACTGGTGGCGGTGCTGGTGGTACTGGTGGAAATACAACTGCTCACTCAGGAAATACAGGCGGTTCAGGTATTGTTATAGTTCGATATGCAGTTTAATTAGGGGGAAAAATGTCAAATGTAAGCAAGATTAAAGAAACAAAACCAGCACAATGTTTTTCATATGAAGTTACGATGCTTGTTCACATCATTGCGGATGACGAGACAGATGCCAAATCGCAGCTTGATGAAAAAGGTGGCATTGTCACTAAGCGCAATGTAAAATTAGTTAATTCAGTCATTCTTTATGATGAAAAGGAAAATCAATAATGGGTCATTATGCAAAAGTTGAAAATGGCGTAGTAACGCAGGTAATTGTTGCCGATGGTCCTGATTGGTGTGAACAAAATCTAGGTGGCGAATGGGTGCAAACCTCTTACAATACTTTTGGTGGAGTTCACGCTAACGGAAAATTTCCAATTCATAAAAATTATGCAGGCATTGGTTACACCTTTGACGGTATCGGTTTCGCAGCGCCAAAGCCATATGATTCTTGGACACTCAACGCTGATACATACCTTTGGGAAGCACCTACACCGATGCCAGTTGAAGAAGGCAAAGGATTTACTTGGGATGAGTCAACTTTATCGTGGGTTGAAGTAGAACTACCAACGCTTTAAGCAATAGATTCGGGGGAATCAATGCGTTTTCATATTGTGGCACTGCCACACACACAGGTAACAAAAGAGTTTGCAGGGTGCGCTTTTACTGAAAAGGTCAGGCGCTTTTGTATAATGATGCACGACTTAGGCCACGAAGTATTCTTGTATGCTGGCGATGAGGTTGAGGCACCTGTCACCGAACTCATTACTTGCGTGTCAAAGAAGCAACAAGAGGCAGCACTTCACGGTGTAGCTCACTACACCCAGTTCCCGTTTAACGGGTGGCTTTGGGATAAATTCAATGCTAAGGCCATTGCTGAAATAGCAGATCGCATTGAAAAAGAAGATTTCATTTGCTTGATCGGTGGCAGCGCACAAAAGCCCATTGCCGATGCCTTTCCAGCGCACTTAGCGGTGGAGTTTGGCGTTGGCTACGGCGGTGTGTTTGCCAAGTACCGTGTGTTTGAGTCCTATGCCTGGATGCACTCAATCTATGCAGGGTGGAAAAACCCAACAACGGCAGATGGCCAGTTTTATGATGCAGTCATTCCAGGGTATTTAGAACCTGAAATGTTCCCATTAGGCGATGGGCAAGGTTACTACTACCTGTTCATTGGTCGGTTGATTGATCGCAAGGGTTACAGAATTGCCCAAGAAGTCTGCCAGCGACTCGGCAAGCGGCTCATCTTGGCAGGGCCTGGTGAGCAAAGCGGGTATGGCGAGTTTGTTGGTTCAGTTGGACCTGAAGAACGCGCAAAGCTAATGGGCGGCGCCATTGCCACCTTTGCACCAACGCTTTATGTAGAACCTTTTGGCAATGTAGTAATTGAATCGCAGGCTTGTGGCACGCCAACAATCACAACTGATTGGGGCGCGTTCACAGAGAACAACCCTGATGGGATTTCAGGGTTTAGATGCCGTACTTTGGCTGAATTTATGCAGGCAGCCGAAGGGGTCAAATACTTAGATCGCGGCAAAATCCGCAATCGTGCGGTTTCGCTCTACAACCTTGATACTATCGGCCTTCAATACGAGGCTTACTTTCAGCGATTATTGACCCTTTGGGGCGATGGCTGGTATGAGATGGTGGGGGAAAATGGATAGAGGCGAAGTATTAGATGAAGCCAAACGCCTTACTTATGGTGATCGCAATGTTTCCTACGATGAACCACGCATTAACCATAAGCGCATTGGCGTTTTATTAGGAATTGTTTTAGAAAGATATGTTGAATCGGCACAACCAGGGGATGCAGTTCCGCCCGAAGTTGCAGCTTTATGTATGGCAGCAATGAAACTTGCACGCCTTTCTGCAAAACCCAATCATCTTGACAGTGCAATAGATTTGGCGGCCTATGCCGCGATTTGTGCTGAACTTGCATCACATATAGATTAACTCTTAGGCGCGAAATCGCCCCCATAACGAAACCGCCACCTGCAGCCGTTCCTGCAAGTGGCGGTTTCGTGCTTTTAATTACTTGATGTATTCGCGCAATGCTTGAATGATGATTGCGGTGGCGGTAGTGCCTTCGTTTGTAGCTTTTTCTTTAACTGATTGCCACAATTCAGTTGAGATTCGGATTGATCGTAATGGTGTCAAATTGAGGTCCATCCACTCGGTATATAGTCGGGATTATCTGCAACCCATTGTTTATGAGTTTGTGCAATTACTTTGTTATTGGGGTCGTGGGTTGGTTTGCCACAATCAGGGCAAATTTCCAACCCAATATGCTGGTAAATATGTTTGCAGGTCACAACATCACGCACTCACTCATTGACCCCCAACACCAGCCAAGAAACTCAGCGTTGGGTGCATCAATGCCAACCCACCAAAGGTTGCTGGCAACTTGCCAAACCACAATTAAGCCAATCAAGATTGCAATTGCTCGTACTCGTTTGCCACGCTTTGTAATCATTCTTGAGTTCCATCCTCTCTCCATGCCATTTCTGCGCTCCACAATGGTTCGTACTTTTCGTATGCTTTATCCTTTGCATCTTGCGAATCTTCGGCATAAATACGAACTGTTTTTTCCGCAACTATTATTACTGAATACCAATGCTTTTTTGCCATCTTAACGCTCCAATTCTTCAATGTGGGCAATGGTTAGGGCAGAGTTCACAATTGCCCTGCGAAGTGATTGCTTCATTTCATCAAAATCGCCTGATTCACTTGCAGTATTTAGATCACGACTGATTTGGTACATAGTGTCAGCAATATCAATTACCAAAGATTTCATAGCACCCATTTTATTTATTCTCCAAATTCGCTAGGTATGCCTCAAAGCAAGGCAGACATAAATTGACCTTCATAACTGATTCAAATGTTGTTTTGCAAGCAACGCATTTGCAGGTGTAGTTAGTTGAAAACATTAGTTACCTGCCTGATTTGCTTCAGCAACAGAAACTTCTTTAACATCCCATTCAGGTTGCAAAAGCTGGGCAAACATCAGTGCTTCAGATTCTGTTCCATAGGTGCGAATAACTTGCCATTTGTTATTGATAAAAAGTCTGACTTGGTAAAGATTCATTTTGCTATCCGTTCCATTGGAAACCCGTTCGTTTTCCAATACCTAAACCTTAGCACCTGTATATACAGACAGGCAACATTTGACCCCAAGACACATAACGATTTGATAACGGCTTTTGGGCGTGTTAGGCTCAAATCTAGGCGTGGGAACTCAAAGAAATTGGGGAATTGCTAGGGTTTCCACGCCTTTTCACGCCTTGCCCTACACTTGGCCAATGACCACGCTAATAGCCTTTCAGGGGCCTGATTTTGCCATTCTAGGGGCAGACTCTCAGGTGACAGATGGCGATAAGCGCATCATTTCGCCCAGCACGCCCAAGATCGTAAAGCTGAAGAAGTACCTTTTGGCGGTAAGTGGTGATTGCAGACCAGGTGACATTCTCACTTATAACTGGACACCGCCAGCCTACGATGGCACCAACCCAGTTACCTTTATGGGTCGCAAAATCATCCCAAGCATCATTGCAGCGTTTAAGTTGCAGGGATTTGATTACACTAAAGAAGGAATCAGTTATTCGTATCTGTTGGCCTTTGCTGGCAATGTTTTTGAAATTGGCGATGACTTGAGCGTTACCCAATCTGAAGATGGCCTGTATGGGGTCGGCTCAGGCAGTGCCTACGCGCTTGGCGCATTGGCGGGGCTGGTGCCGAATGTCGGCAAGGCTGAAATCCTCAAGGCACTTGCCATTGCCGCCAAATATGACATCAACACCGCCAAACCTTTTCAGATTGAAGTTCAGCGAGTCTAAGCCGTTGCAGCGTTCAAGTGTGTGTAGTATGTGCCTACCTACTTTGAACGGAAAGGGAAACAAATGTTTTGGTTAGGCTTAGCTTGTGGATTTATCGGCATCATTTGCCTTTATCTCATTATCATTGCAGCTTTTGAAATCGGTGAAGGCCGATGAACTTAGAAAAACAACCACGCGACCCACTATTTTCAATTCATAATCATTCAGACGGACACATTGCCCTGTACCTTGAAGAACAAGATGCAGTAAAGGATTTAGTGCAAGATGTTGTTGGCGCTTACGAATTAGATGATTTGGACTTGTTGCGCCATTCTGCAGATCGCAGTGTGAAATCTGAAAACTACTTTGAACACTTAGATAATGCCCGCGATAACTTGGGCGAAAACGCACCATTGCTTTGCAATATGACAGAAAAAGAAGCACTTATTTTGGCTGAAGATTTGATTCGAGCAGTTAAGTTTGCCCGCATTAGTCGTGAGGCTGGCACCACTTACCCATCATTGAAGGCGGTTAAATAACTCAATGGCTAATCCCAACGGGCGCAAAGGCGCACAATTTGAAACCGATGTTATGCGTTGGCTTCGTAGTGCTGGTGCTTTTTGCGAAAAGTTGGCGTTGGCAGGTAAGGCAGATGAAGGCGATTTAGTCGCAATCATTGGTGGCAAGCAATACATTCTTGAACTCAAGAATCGTAAAACAATAAGTTTGCCTGAATTTTGGCGTGAAGCTGAAGTTGAGGCACAAAACTATGCAAAGGCACGCGGTTTAGCCGAGATTCCATTGCATTACATCATTCTCAAGCGCCGAAACGCTGGGATTGAAAAAGCCTGGGTAATCCAGGACCTTCAACAATGGCTGGATGAAAAACATTGAGAACTTTTGATTTCTTTGTTGATCTACCCCGATTTGATAAAGCAAAGTGTGCAGATGTTGAGGATAAAGACTTTTTTTTCCCCATCAACCGCGCACAAGAGGCAGAAAGACTGCACCAACTTAAAGCAATATGCGCAAGTTGTATTCACGAAAAGGAGTGTTTGGAGTACGCACTAGAAAAGCAAATTCCATACGGCATTTGGGGTGGCAAATCGCCAACCGAAAGAGATGCCGTTGTTGCAAAGGATGATTATGCCTTCAAAGGGATGGCGTTAATGATTATTCAATTGCATAAAAAAGGAATTCTTGCCAACGAAATTGCGGTTCAACTTCACACCTCACCTGGCTATGTCAGGCGAGTGTTGAAAAAGTTGGCTGCAACTGAACAAGGAGCAGATTCATTACACCAACAGACAAAAGACTTATCAAAAGGCTGGCACTGATCGTGGTGGTTAGCGTTAGCACTTCATTGATGGTTCAAACAATCGCAGCACCACCTGCAGTACCTCAATTGGTTATCTACAAAGAGCGACCACATTTGATGCAGGTAAATGCAAAAGAAGTAGCCCGCGAGCTACTGACAACCGAACAGTTCAAGTGCTTCTCATTCATAATGGGAAAAGAAAGCGCTTGGCAAGATAAGGACAACCCAACTAGCACCGCATCAGGTGTGGGGCAGTTATTGGATGGTACTTATCGCAATCTTGGAATGAAGCGCAGTAAATCAACTGTTGCCCAAACGATTGCAGCACTGGCCTACATTGGCCGCAAATATGGCTCAGGTGGCCCGTGTGCTGCCAAAGCCTTTTGGTTAAAAAACTCATACTATTGATGGGGGTCAATATGAGCGTTGAATCAGGTATAGGCGTGGTGGATTTTGATGCCAACACTGCCGCTTGGCTGGAGCAGTATAAATCTGCCCAAGCCAAGATCAAAGAACTGCAAGAAGTTGCAGATGTAGCTCGCGCACACATCGAGCGAGCATTAGGCGATAATCAAGTGGGTATGTTCTTGAACCGCCCAGTTGTTCGCTACTCATTTGTTGAATCAAGGCGCTTTGACACCAAACGCGCCCGTGAAATCCTGCCTTCACAAGTAATAGAGGCTCTTGAGGTAGTATCTACTTCCCGCAGATTCTCTATTGTGAACGAGGACAACTAACAAATGAATTTCACGCCTTTACACAATCCAGCACAACAGTTGGCCGTTGAACTCGGTGGCATTATTAGTGAAGCAAGTAAATGGTCTCCACGAAGCCAACAGGTGTACATCGGTCCATCTGAAGTAGGACAAGAATGTGTACGCAGACTTGCCTACAAGTTGCTTGATTGGGATAAGGCAAATGAATCGGGTGGCGGTTCCTGGGCTGCCAATGTCGGCACCGCCATCCATTCATTTCTTGAAGGTATTTTTAGCACAATGCCTGATCGTTACGAGGTTGAGCAGAAAGTAAAGATTCGCGCAAATCTTTCAGGCACCATTGACCTTTACGATATTGAAAAAGGTTATGTATTAGACTGGAAAACCACTTCACCTGCAGGTGTTAAAGCCAAGCGCAGTGAAGGTGCTACCAGCCAACAGATTACTCAGGTTCAGCTTTACGGATATGGAAAAGCCCAGCAAGGTGTGCAGGTGAATAAGGTTGGCCTTGTTTTCTTGCCAACAGGCGGTTCCATTGAAGATATGCACATTGAATTGTTTGATTACGATGAGCAGGCAGCAATTGCCGCCCTTGCTCGCCTTGATTCAGTTTATTCATTGCTATCTACCATTGATGTTGAGAGAACACCTGAAATGTGGGCATTGATTCCAGCAACACCAAGCCGAATGTGTATGTATTGCCCTTATTACCGACCTTTCAGCACCGATCTATCGGTTGCCTGCAATGGTGATACAGGTGTGTGAGCGTGATGGCTGCGGTTGTGGAATACCTGCCAAAACAATCAATGACATCGCCAAAGAATTGGCTGAACTGACACCACCAACAGAGTTAGAAACAAACTAACACCAAACCAAAAGAAACGGGGGAAAGCCAAATGGCTTTTTCAGCACCTAGCAATAACACAGAATCAGTAAAAGTTGCTGATTTGAACGGACACCT